CTTTTCAATTCTTTCACGATGTTCAATACTGTATTCACTTTCCATTGGTCCACCGAGAAAGCCTCCGATGAAACTTTTGCCAGAAACCAACCTGGTTAACGCTTCCATGCCGGCTAGCACAAGGGCTAGGGGGCCACCTGACTTGACAAGACCAGAAAGGGTTTTGCCAAACACTCCAACGACATTACCCAAGGTCCCAAAAGCGGAAGTGCCTTGCGTGGTGAACCCGCTAAGTGCCTTGCCCATACCGCCAAATACGCCCTCTATCAAATTGCCAAGTCCTGTGAATAGATTGCCCCAGTTTAAGATGTTGCCTTCAAAAATTTTGTCGAGGCCCATTTTCTCGGCTAAACTATCAGCGACGGCTTTCTTGAAGGATTTAACCATGCTGTCGCAGAAGTCCTGCCAGATGTCCTGGGATTTCTTGGTACCATCCATAAAGTCAACGAAAAGGTCAGAGAAGGAGGACCTGACTGATTGGGTGAAACCGTCCCAGATTTCCTCGTATTTTGCGATGTTCTCTTCCCAGAGTTCTTTGACGTTTTCCAGCTCCTCTTTGGTCATGTCTCGAAAGTCGCCCATGTAACCCTTGGCTTTGCGGTAGAACTCTTTTTCTTCTTCGGTGATGGAATCGAGGGTGCGTTTCCAGTCTCTGAATTTGGATCTAAGTTTCTCTCTATCTTTGACAGTCAGCTCGCCAAGGGCTTCGGTCAAATCTTCATAAGTCTCATACGTAAGATCGAGCGTCGAACCAAGAAAACCATTCCAGTCTTGAAGCCTCTTTGCATTTTCTTCCTTTGAAACAGAAGTTAGATAACTCTGGATTTTTGCAATTTGGTCGGCAGTGTCCTGGGAAGCGGCGACCATTTCCTGGCCCGTCTCTTCACTGACCTTGCCTAGGTCTTTGATTTTTTCCTTGTGCTCTTTCGTCTTTATGGTGGCCTCTTCCTCCATATCGACGATATCTTCCAGGATGTCTGTCTGTCGTGCGCCGCACTCCCCCGCTATGTCTGTTAGCACCTTTATTGCCTTCTGGTGCTCTTCTGTCTTTTCGGTGATTCCCTCCTCTAGGATGGCAACGGCTTCCATTATGTCTGTCTGAATTCTGCCGTACTCTTCGGCTGTTTCTTGTAGGCGCTGGATCTCTTGCGTATGCGCTACTGTTTTTGCGGCAGCTTCGTCCTGTGTTTTGGCTAGTTCTTTAGTTTTGCCTGTGAGTGACTCGAAGAAGGTGATAACCTCCTTGAGTTTGGTCGTAACCTCATCTTTGAGTCTCATCAGAATTGATAGTTCTGGCATAACTTACCTCCTGAAAAAAAATAGCGGAGAAGGATCACTAGCGAGAGGCTTCTTGCGTCGCCTTCCTTCCCCGCTTTGGAATGCTGAAACATAGGCTACTTAGGCGTAGCTCTGTTTGGCATTAAAAAGAACAACTTTGGCTAAGTATTGATGAGCGGTCGTTGAATCATACTTAATCTTGCCCGTGGCTCCGACCGTTAGTCTGCCTGGACCTGCTACGCTCAAGGGATAGGCCGTGAAGAGAACCTTGGGCAGGTGAAACTGAAGTTCGGTGTAATAAGCTCCTGACAAGACTGCTCCTCGAAAGAGGACCAGCCAGGGTTTTGTAGCCCAGCCCATGAAGTAAGTTTCCCAGTCAGTTTTGGATTCAACGTGAAGAGTTGGAGCAATGGTGCCGGATCTGTAAGCATCACCAACGATTTTGGCTATTCGTTTGGTATTGTTTAACAAAGGAATGCCAACGAGACCGTTGGAGAGGGTGAGTGAGAGCGTTTCGATAAGATTGTCCTCGTTCCAGATTTCATACTTGTCTTCTGCTGGAGCTGCGGACATGGCCGGGGCGAATGTAACTGAGGTTACGTCGTTATCGGTGACCTTTCGAATTTGATCCTGGCAGGTGCCGGAAGTCATTCTAATGTACTTTCCGATTAGCGCATCCTCCACCCAGGTTTTGCCGGTGTCGTTGAGTTGGGTAGTTGTGTTGCTCACTCCATTCGTGGAGGTTCCGGAGTCGTGGATGCCAACCAAGAGAATTGCCTGGTTCCACCTGAAAGGCTCGGTGGATTCAAAGCTAGGGCTTGTGGGATCGATGAGAGCGACGTCTTTTCCTAACCAGGATGCTGTGAGGGAAAGAATCTTTGCTGCCACTCCGAACGAGAAAGCCAGCGAATTGGGAACGCAGCCAGCAAATTGAAAGGCTTTTGCAGGCAGATCTCGGTGGATCTCTAGCGTGTATGGTGGAAGGATGCAGTTCTCAGGACCGTTTCTGATTTCGTAAACGCTGGTGTTGTCAATGGCTAAAGGAAACGCCGGAGAAACGGTAATGGTGTTGGAAGAGGCTTCTGAGTCGGTGATTATGCGCCAGAGGCCTGCGTTGGTGCCTGAGATGATGTGCAGCCAGCAGCCGTTGAACTCGTCATCAACTGAGACTAAATCTGCATCGACTAGAGTAGTCTCGGATCCAGAGTCGGCCGTACCTTTTGCTTCCTTGTCTTTGCCAGGGGTGAACGCGTGCTTGTAAGCCTCCGCTGCGACAAGCTCCGAGGATAAGACCTTACCAAACCAGCCTCGCAGAAGATAACCTAGAGCGTCGGGGTGGACTTCGTGAACTGTAGGGCCGGCGATGGTGCCAAAGCCCTCAAAGCTATCTGGCTCGTCTCTTTTGACAGCCAAGGATGTCGAGATGAGTTCTTCAATAGCTAGAGTCAGACTTTCAGACGAAAACTTGATATAGTCTGAGGCTCCCTGAGGAGTGCCCCAGATGGTTTCTTTACCTAAACCGATGTGAGAACCTTGACCTAGTGGACTCATTATTTCCTCCTGATTTTAGTGGCGATGGCAAAACACCAGCCTGCAATGAGAGGCACCGTGTATTGCCAGGGCGCCGAGACTTGGATGTATTTGAAGATAACAAAGGCGAATAAACCTACCCCGAGCCACTGACCTGTGATGCCTAACCAATCTTTTGAGTTCTTCTTCATTTCCTTTTTCTCCTGGGTTTCTTTTTGGCTCTGGCGAAACCCTGTCTGATGAATTGTTTAGCTAGTTTTTCCTTCACTGAGGTTTCTTGGTTTGCTACAATGAAACCAAGGCCGGGAACTTCTCGGGGCTGGTTCCCCCAGACTATTTTTATTAGCGCCATTGCTCTTCCTCCTGTACGAGTAACCTTAACTCGCAAAAGTGACAAAGGACGGAACCAAACATTACCATGCCTACCATGGCAACTTGGAGCGGATCGGAGTCAAAGGCTTTGCCATTCAGCGTGGGTTTAGTTCTGAACGCTGCTGCGATGTCTTCGATAAGATCCTGGAATGTCTTTTCGGTAGCGGCACTGTCGTCTAGTGAGTAGTAGCCTCGGATCAAGAAAGTGTGTGTTCTCATGTTGGAGGTCGTGGTTGATTTTGCCTCTGGCGTTGAAGTGCGAGTAATTGTCCAGCCTTTAATCAATCCGTCACTTTTGAAGAATGCAAGGTAATCCTCCCAGGTTTTGGCGTAGCGCTCATAATCGTGGACTTTGGTGCCAACTCCTGAGACTCCCAGAACAATTGATTTGATTTCATCTCTGATAAGGCTAAGGCTCATTAGAAATACCTTTCGAATTAGCTCCGTAGAGGGGCAGGATCGAGGGCTGAGTATAAAAGATGATGAATTCTATGGACATAAGTCTTATTTTCAAAATGCAGCCCACCAAGGAGTGTCTACCGCGGCTTTCTTAATGGCCAGATCTGCTGCTGCCTCAATGTTCTTTTCAAAAATACCTTCGGCCTTAAATTGTGCTAGACCGTCCCGGAACATGTGACGAGGCCGAGTTCCTACCTTGGAAATCTTCCTACCAATGAAGTAGGCTGCCAAACTCGCCTCAGGACGAGCAAGATAGAGAACTCTTGAAGCCCAGTCTCGTAGTTCGTCAACTGGTGGCCAGTGTGGTTTGGTACCAGACTCGACTGCTTCCGCATAGGTGGTTTTCTCTCCGTATGCGGTGGGAAATAGATTCCAGAGATACTCAGTTTCTGAGCGTGCATAGACTACGCCCTCAAATTCTGGAGGAGCTGTTGGGAAGCCAAAGGGTCCGGTCGGGGTTAAATCTCTTGCTCGATAGGCGATAGAGTGATAGAGAGCGCCTGATGCCCCGATGGGAGTTCTGGCTTTGATCATATCCCTGAGGGTCTCAAGACTGTTCTTGAACGCTCTGAGGTACTCTTCTCTGAGAATTTGAAGAGCTCCCCAGGTGTCTACCAGGATCTTGCCCTTGAATTTCATCTCAATGCCAACCATGGTTACCTGTGCCAACTTTTATGAGAAAGATATTCCTCGCCCCAGACAAAACCGGTGTCGAACTCTTTTGTGCCTACGCTTGCAGGAACTTCAGTTAGACCGAGCTGGTCTAAGTAGGCCTGGAAGAGTTCTTTTGCCCTGGAAGCATACGAAGATGCTTTGGCAGCGTAGTTTACCACATCGGCGGCTATCGTTGGATCCGAGGTCTGCGAATATTTTCGTGAGAGAGCTCCGCAGCAATAAGAGGCTGCTAGACAGCAAATGGCATCGAAATCATTGTCAAAAACGGTGGAGGAAGAATCGTCGACCTTATGAGGGATCGTGTAAGTAATGCGGATGTATTCCCCCGCCGCGGGAGAAATGGCCAAGAATCGCAAAACCAGGGTTTGTGTGCTGTCGACGAGCTTAAGGAAAAGAATCCAATCCTCTTTGGCAATGACGTTGGGCCGCTGCTGGTCATATGGATATTCTACCTGGGTGATGCGAGAAAAGCCTTGGAACCAGTCATCGGGTAGGACGTAGTCATATCCTCCATCACCCTGGAACTCATGAACTAGACTTTGGGGTTTGTGACACGAGTAGCGTTTAACCGCTGCAAGGATCGCGTTGTCCACCTCGCCTGAAACGAGATCACCGGCCGAGTCTTTGACGAGTTCATTGACCCTGGCGTTAAAGTCTGAAAGCGTAGACATCTTTGCTCCTTAGCTCTTGGCTACGATGAAAGCTTCGAAAGTTACCGTGGGGGTATCGGTGCCGGCGACTACTGCTTTGAGGCGAACGAACTTGCCAAAATTCGTAACTGATTTGACCTGTTTAGAGATGGAATCCATCTCAGTGAGGGAAGTGTGATCGAAATCATCTGATGCGTTGGGGGAAGTCTGGAGTGTAACGTTGAGAGTGTGGGTGGTGCCTGAGACGGCTGTCACGTCGACGAGGGCAAGTAACTCGTGGAGTGAGCCTACGTGGAGCCAATCCGAGTAGTAAGCGTCTGCTCCTCTTTCGGCCGATGGAAAGGCCTGATTTACCGAACAAAGTCTTTTCATTATCTTCTCCGTGCTGATCTGGTCTGATAAAAGATTATTTAGGAACCCTGATTTTCATGCCGTTCTTGGTTACAAAAATGAGGTAATCCCCCCTAACTCCCTCTGAGAGGATATCGGATGGTTTGAGATTGAGTTTCTTTAGGAGTTGATCGCGCGGTGATAGCTGAGGCTCAGGTTTGGAAGCCGGCTTGGGTTCGGGAGTGATGAGGGGTTTGGTTGAGCGAGAAACTACCGGGCGAGTAGAAGTAAACTTCCCCTTAGACTTTTTCTTAAGAACCATGGTGTAACTCCTTTTTTTGAAAGGGTGGGGCTGTTAAGGCCAGCCCCGGGCCTTATTCGTCTGAAATTTGTGGCGATTAACTCGTTTGTGGCAGAAGCGCAGTGTTAGATTTCCAATTTACACCCCAGTGATTGTTGCCAGCTCCAGAAAGGTCGCAAAACGGATTCTTAGTCATTGCAGCGTCTCCGCCATTCATTCCGACATTTCCATCTACCATGCAGCCTCTAGCCCCTGCATTAAGGGTAATGGCCTCTCCGTCAGCGGCGTCAGGACACACGAACTTGTTATCCAAAAGACTCAGTCCAGCAGCGTTACCCAGGAAAATGCCGCCTGCCAATCCCAAGAAGAGATTGTTTCGGATTATGGAATGTCGCAAGAGATTGGTTCCTTGGCCGACGAAACCGTACTGTGTGAGCTTACCGGGCACTTGGGCTAGGTTGCCGTGGAAAATATTGTCCTCAATCAGACATTCTGCGTTGACCACCCCTTGTTTGGACCGAATGCCATCTTGAGGGGTTCCACCAGCATTGGCACCGCCAAACAGATTGTGGTGAATCCAAAAGCCTCCGGTTCCGTTCATTTCAATGCAGCCATGTGCAGCTCCGCCTCCCAGTGTAAACCCGGCTATCTCGCTGCCCGCTCCGGCAACTTCCAAGCTGATTGCGGCTGTGTCAACTATGGGTATGAGATAGGGGGCCTGACCGTTAGGATTAGACACACCGATGATGTGGAGACGTGCTTTGTTTACGACAATAGGGTAAGTGTCCGCTTGGTAAGCATTTAAGACAAAAATATAGTCTCCTCGACCAGAAAGAGCTGCATCAATTGCAGCCTGAATTGTTTGGAACGGGCGTCGTGGAGATCTTCCGTTGTAGCTGTCACGGCCGCTGTCCAGATCCACATAGAAGACTGTAGCGAATGGATTTGGAATACCCATAGCACCAGAGACTCCTGCCTGAAATATAATGTGACTGGTGTAATGCGAAACTCCACTCAATTGTTTCCTCCTTGGATTTGGTGGAAGGCCCGGGATGAAGCCTTCCACCAATCGTTTAGTTGCGAATTAAAACGTTCCTATGCAGGGACTACCGCCTTGTAGAAACCTCGGTAGTCTATAACGGCCCCACCATATTCGTGGCGGACCTTGTAGGTGATTCTATCGCGGGTGAAGACCGCTCCGACTCCTGGTGCGTCTTGGATTAGAACTGTGGGATCTTCTTTTCCATCGATGAATCCAATCTCCAGCATGTCGATCCAGGCTTTGTCTGCGATGAGATACCAGTCGTTGGGATCAGTGAGCTGAGGAGGTGTCATGGGCTTGGCCAAGTTTTTGAGGACATTCCTGGTGCGCTCAGCCACGAATGGAATGTATTCACTCGTGAGGACAGCATCGACGATAGGTTCCAATTCGGTAGGAAACGCTATATATGCCGGTTTCAATCCAACTTTCTCATCCATGTACTTGGAGACCTCATACTTTGAGGTGGCGTCGGGTGCAGTGACAAAATCAGTATCGACAGTGATCGAGTCGCCGTCGCTGCTTGCGATCTTGCGGATCTGGCCAACTCCGGTCCCGTAGATGATTCTGACGTAATAGCCCGTGAGATTCACGGCTGCCCATGGATCATCGTCATCTTCGAGAACTGAGACCGTGCTATCAGCGTCTGCCGTACCGGCGTATGCTTTGTTACCTCTTTCCCTCATCTTCTTCATTGCCGTGCGTGCGTCACCGAGGGCGTCGTAAGAGAACGCAGCCGAACCAAGATTGCCCCTGGCTGCGTTGAAGAGTGTGGCCCCATCGTAAATCGTCGGGTTATCCTTGAGAAAAGCCCAGACGAAGGCTGCGAGAGTTCTGGCTGCTGCGCGGGCCAATCTTGTAGGAACCTGACGAAGCACATTCATGTCGTCGTTTTTGATGGTCTTTCGAGTGATGGCGAAGAGTCCACCCTTCGTGAAAGCCGAATAGAAAGCTTTCTCATCAGTGGGAGAAGCAATGTCGGCGTATTCGGCATCCTCAGCTACCGTAGGAAGTTCACCGAACCCTCCCCAGCGGATCCTTTCTTGCTCCTTGAAATTATCTATGGGAACGATATTGACAAACTCTCTCCAGGGGAGGTCGAGCAGCTTGTAGAGCTTGACAAACTTTCTGGTGATGGAAACTCCAAGTGCATGAGCAAAGTCGCCGGTTTGGAGCGCTTCGGTTATGCGGATGTTCCTGGGCTGTTGGAAGGTAACATCAGGATCTTTGGGATTGTAGGCTCGATATGCTTCTTTAATCCCTCGGAATGCGCCTACGCCTTTTTGGTCTTTAACCTCCGCTCCGAGGAGCAAATCCATCGCTATTTGGTGCTTGTCTGCTTCGGCTAAGACGATCTCGACTTTGGTCTGCCCCAGTCCTTTGACGTTGCCTGACTCTGAGAGCTTGGCTAAAACGTCTTTCTCAGCTTTGAGTGACTCCTCGAGGTCTTTTCTTTGGAAGATTTTGTCCTTGAACTGCGCTCGAATCTTGTCCTTAACGGGCTGGAAGAGATCCGATTGAGCGAGAACTTCCTCAAGGATGGCCGCTGAGTGAGACTTTTTGATATCCTCCTCTACCTTGGCTATCCGGTCGAGAGCCTGTTTCGATGGGTCATCTCCATTGCCGCCGTCGCCGGTAGTGGATTCCTTCTTGGCCTCCACCTTGCAGATCTTAGCTGCGTCTGCCATGGATTTACCGGCTTTCATTTCCCTTTTCATGCAGACAGTGTATTTTGACTCGTCAAGGTCATCACCTTCCGGGAAGAGATCTTGCCAATTTAGCTGGTCTTGAGCGGACGGAGGAGCTGAGGCTTTGGCTGGAGAAGGGTAGCCGTACTTGGTCATTTTGGTCTGAAGTTCGGTGAGAACTTTGATGGCCTGATCCTTCTTGTCGCCCTGGAGTAGCTTGATAACTCTGGCGATGACCGTTTGCATGAAGGGTCCTTTGGCCTCGAGCGCTTTGGCCTCGGTGTAGAAATTTTCATTTTCCACACCTGCCTCGAGCATCTCAAGGACTTGGTCATCAGTGATATTCTCTTCGTCGATCCCTTCGACTAGATCTGCATCTAGTTTTTTAAGGATGGCGAAGATGGCTTGTTCGAGTTTTTCGAACATTTTAGTGCCTCCTTGACTTGCTAGTAGTCTTAAAAATTGTCCCCCCTGAGCTGGGAAAGTAACCAGTTCTACAGAGGAGACTTCCTTAATCTCGTCCACAGTCTCAATTTCTGTGATGGGATCCTTGGTGGTGTCGCCTCCTGCATCGTGGGAGAGACCGAGACGGTCTATAACGCCGTGGTTCCACCAGTCGAGCAACTTAGCTCTTAAACTTTTGGCGCCGGCGTCAATATGCAAACGAGCCAGGATCCCTTTCTTGGTTTGGCCGTCTGCTTCGAATTCACCAAAACGTGGATCTTCGAGAAAGCCGACTTGATTCCCAACTAGGTGTGACTTTAAGTCGGCTAAATCCTCTGGAGGATGGTCGAAGTCGCCGAGCTTGAATAGGTTGACGGGGACATGCTGGTAGAGAGGTCTTGCTTTTTTCAGGACCTCGGGGGAGTAGGATCGGTTGTTCTTGCCGAGACCAGCCTCGATAACTACGATGTCCCAATCTTTGCCTTCTGGATCCTTGGCTTCAAGCAATCGTGAACGAGAGAGAAATTTCATTTGGACACACCTATAAAAAAAAAGACATCCTTCAAGATCTTGCGACCTGAAGAATGTCTTTAGCTTTCCACTAGGCCACGCGCTTTCCTCGGGCCTAGAAAGACTTTCCTTCAATCAGCTAGACTCGCGCTTTCCTCGGTCTAGCCCTCGATTAACCAAATTGTCGGTGCTATGGCTAGCAACTACTGGTAATTATAATGAACCAGAATAGGTGTCAAGTGCTAGGGTCTGAAACTCGCACTAGGACTAGACCTTGACAAGTCCCTTTCGAACCAAGCGGTAGTGATGAGCGAGAGGGTCTGCTCCATTAGGGCAGTGTGGCCAGTGAATGTAGATCGGTTTGGAGCGACGACCGGGTGGATGAATGCGGCGATAGGATTCGGTTGTCGGGTCGATTGTCAACAGACAGTTATGGCAGGTCATTTTACCCACTCCTGTGGTAATTGTATATCACTCTCTACTTTATTGGCTTTATTTTGAAATAGTAATGTCCGCCTCTGGTTGACTTCTCCCAAAACAATGACCAGAATGGAAAGTTACGGTGTAAGGCATCAATAACATCCTCATTACCCGACCAGCCCCCGGTGTGATACTCAAAGCGGATAACCCTCTTGCCAGTAACATAAATTTGGCGGTCAGCCCAGTTGGTGTTCTCTGCGACCAGATCTAAAAGACCCTGAACACCCTGTTTGAGAATATCCCACTCTTTTATTTCCTTTAGTGATTTTTCGTCAGGATAGAAGTTTTCATCCAACACTTTCGGCTCTCCTCTCAGCTTGTAGGTATAGTTTTCTCCTGATAATCTTGCCATAATCACGCAGTTTTTCTCCGTCAAACGCCTTGATGTTAATTTCCTTATCCTTTTTCTGCCAGACTTGAACGACCACATGATCAAGAGGCCAAGAATGCGTGAGTATCTCATCAAGCCTTTTCTGAACTCCTGAATGACGAGTTGCCTGAATAAAAATAGGCTTTTCACCTGTTTTCATGGCTAAGATATCCATGCCGAAAATGTCTTGGCGTTGTGAGACCCAGATGAGACCGTGCTTCTGCGTTTTGATTAGCTTAGCGACGGTTTTCTGATTATAAACGTCATAGCCCTGGTGTGTTAGCCAGGAAGCGCACCAGTCTTGAAATTGATTGCCTTTCTGTCGTGTGCTCTTCATTTTGGCTCTGGGTCCTTTATAGTGACGAGTATGTCCGCTAGCCAAGAGAGTCCTACGGCTACTACTTGAACGAGCTCATCGTAACCATGGGTGTTTGCAGCAAGAACCGCGCAGTTGAATTCCGCGAGTTCCTCATCGAAGATAGCTCTCCATGCCTGGTAGGAGTGGTGCTGCCAGCCCCACCTACCGAATTGCCTGGCTTGCTCGGCGGCTACGTCCCGACATGCGTGCTGAAATGCCTTTTGGAATTCAGCCATCTTGGACTTCAATTTGGTGCCTCCTTAGATTTGGCATAACCCCAGTTCCTTGTATCCAGTTCTTCATCTGAGAAGAACTTTCCTTTGAAATAAACGCCTCCAAAGTCAAATTCGATTTGGCCGTTGACCTCAAATCCTTGGTCTCTTAATTCGTTAATGATTTTGTCCCGTAGCTTGTCCGCTTTCCTTGATTTCATTGCCTTGTTTTGACGAGTGCTCTTCATTTTTCTGGCCCTCGAGAAGTCTGGTGATCTGGTCGCTAAGATTACCCCATTCGACGTACATGCGATTTATGGTTTTCTTGTAGATTCGCAAATCCTTCCTCATCTCCTCGCAGAAAGCCCTTATGTCCTGGAAAGTTTTTATCTGGATGGCAGCTCTTATGTCCTGAACGGTTCTAATTTGTAACTTCGGAGGAGGAGTTTCAGGAACGGTCTTCTTTAACTCCTTTAACTGCTCTTTATCATTCTTCCCGGTGAACCAGTTTAGAAATTTTCGAATTAGCCCCATGGATCTTCCTCCTTTCTCTCGGGCCAGGTCATCCAGCCGAGCATTACTACGAGTAGACTAGCTAGAAACATTTCCATGATTACCTCCTTGGTGAATGATGAGGATACTCTTCCAGAAGCATCTGGATTTCTTCTTTTTTGCCTGGTTCGGCGGCCAGGCGGCCTTTTTGAAGGTCTCTTAGCAGGACAGAGAGGTGATGTCTGTTTGCTGAGTTTTCGAGACTTCTTTGAATGCAAGCGTTTATCCAGCCCTCCATATTTTTTTTGCTTCTTTTTGGAGGGGGAGGGGGCATGTCCTGATATTTATAGCGGGAAATTCTACTTAACATCCAGCCTCTAGTTTCTTGTTGAAGATCCTGCAGGGTGATTGTTCCTTGAACATACTTATCCCACAAATGTTTAAAGGGATTGGCTGTTTTTGCCACCGTAGAGTTCAATGAGTTTTTCATAACTTTGGTTCTCCTTTTTCATTTTGGCGATCCACTCCTCACTAAGTATCTTCCAGGGTGTACCATCTTTTGCTTTGTCTATTCTTTCTTTTATGGCTTCAAGCGAGATACCATCATGAAGAGCCCCTTCGATGATGTCTCTCATTTTGAATACAGTTTTTCTACCAATCCGTTTAACATGTCCTGGGAATTTGACTTGATACAATTTAATAAGCTCATCAATTTGGTTAGATGTGTCATCGTCAATCGAAAGGGGAACGGGCGCTTCTAACTGTTCACTTCGCTGTTTCGTTCGTGTTTCTGGAAAAGCTCGCAAAGCCTCATAATTACAGATAGTAAAAAGAATCCCAAAGTGAGTCGTTCGCTGAGTTATTCGTTCCTCCTTCGTGAGTTCTTTCAGAGTTCTTCTTACATTGGAAAACGAAGGTTTTTCGGTGCGGTAGCCTATTTTGTAACTACAGTCTTTTTGGATCTGTTGGACTTTTCTGAGCAGTTGACCTCTTTTTATTTTCAGACCTTCCTGATTACCATCTATGTGATTTGCTTGTTCCAGGAGATAAATCCAGATTTTGAGTTTCCAGGGTGATGCTTGCCAGATTTTCCGGTCCAGGGTGAACTTTCCGGCTCTTGATCTCTTGGCGCTAGCCACTGTTGCTTAGCCTCTCTTTTTCGATCCTCTCAGGCTCTTTTGGGGAGTGATAAAGCGCCTTCGAATGATTATTTCCCTTGTTTGACGGCCAAATTTCCTGGCCAAGCCCAAGTTCCTTAAGAATAAATCAACGGTATTTTTGGTCTTTGATGCCATTGTGTCCTGAACTTCAAATCCTATAAATATCGTATCGCCGAATTTAATGTCATATTCCTTCATTAGATCTCGAGAGATGGCCACGAATCTTAGTTGCTCAAGCTGAGAAGGTTGAACAATCTTCCCGGATGCGGTTTGGAAGGGTGTATCGTCCGTAATATGAGACGAGGGGGAATAAGCTGTGACCGTTACACAGATAACGGTAGATGGAAGTGACCTGTCTGAGGAAATAGACTCACAATTAGCAAGGATGAGACAGCCAGTTAGGAGGAGAATCGTTCTGAGCATCAGAACTCCTCCAGCGGAACGTTGTGGCGTCTAAAGACCTTGACTGATCTGGCTCGCCTTGTAATTGGGGCTTTGACTTTTAATCGCGGTTCAACGGTGGTCGAGTCGTAGTCGGTGATGTTGAAGCCCTTTAGTTTGGCTTTCTTTTTCTCGGCGTGGAAAATAGCTAAGGCTTTGGGAGCGCTAAAATAATTAGTAATGGTGTTGCGATAAATTTGGGCTGCCGGAGTCTGTTTGGTGATAGCCTTGCGAAATCTGCGACCGTGTCGAGAGACTAGCCATTCTTCTTTACCAGAGGGGTGAGTAGCGATGAATCCTTCCATAGTTAGCTCCTGATGATGGCTTTGGTCGGAGGTCCGGGAGTTGGTTTTGGAGGTCGGCGTGTGGATATCCATTTATCCTTGAGGAAGATCTCGTCGGCTGACTCTCTGGTGGGACCGCACGCTCCGCAGAGGAACCTTACGACCCCGGCGCCTCCATACCACGGTCCGGTTAGGGCTCTCCAACCCCATTCTCTCCGGAAATCTTTGTGGCACATGCAGCAGTGCTTCCAGAATAACAGGGGGAAGCAACGATCAAGATATTTGTAGTGCTCTACGTGGCGTCTTTTCATAGATGCCTCCTTTTGCGGTTACCATACTGGTCTCCAAAAATGGACCCTGAAGCCAAGCAGCCCAGAAAAACCAGTCTCGATGGTGAGAGCCCGGGTTGGCACCCAGCACTCTAGCAGTATCCAGGTCCTATTTTTCTTGGCTATTAGCCTGAACTTACCCAGGAAAATCCAGAGGGTCCAGACTCCAAACTGGCTACGGGCTATTCCTAGACGCTTCATTTTAACACCCTCTCTTGGTTTAAGATCCTGTCCCTGGCTTTGAGAAAGAATTTGATCATTGTTGCTGCCTTCTATAATCAGTGATTTGATGGGAGAGCTCTCCACTTTGTCGTTGGATCCTTCCTGCAGGTTGGAGACTTGCCTCCACTTTGCGGTGAAGAGTAAACCCGGACGGAAACTCTTGGATGCGCTCTCCCCAGTGCAGATTTGGCTTGAGAAAGATGGGGATACCTTCCTTATGTGCTGAATCAATGATACGGTAAACCCATTCGGCTTTTGGGAGAACTGTAGGTTTGGTCTGTGCTCCTATAATGACCCAATCGATGTAGGGAAAGCCGGAGAAAATGCCGAGGTCCGGGGAATCGAAAACGTCCCCAAGAAGTGGCTCGAAGGAAATGAATTTTATCTTTGCCTTGGAGCGAAGGAGTAGGGGAACACGAGACCGATCTGATGGCGAGGTAACCGTGACTCCCATCCAGACGTTGTCTGGAAAACCAAAGTGTAGTGCTTTCTTGGGGTTCTTTGTGAGGATCTGGAAAGTATGCTCAGGAAGCTCGAAACAGATATCTAGGACGTTGTTAATCCAGTCATTCGGAACGTAGGCACCGAAGAGTTCGCCCATGCTGCAGACGAAAATCCGGCTCGGTTTTTTGAGTTTGTAGGGCTCGATGGCTCGGTCTGGCCAGTAGCGGGGGGTGAAGGGATCAAGAGGATCGCCGCCAGGGATTATATTCTCGAAATCTTGGTTTGGATCGGCTGAGACTTGGCCGAGGTTACTGAGATACAGATTTTTTAACCTCCCCTTGGCTAGTCTGTGAGCGTAGCAGTAAGGACAGCGCTTTGGTTTAGAAGGTGTACCGTTTGGGCCAAGGCAGCCTGAAATAATATTCCAGGTTTTCTGAGCCCACCCTATGGTTTTGGATACATCATTCATGGCTTTCCTCCTCTCAAAGCCTTTAGTGCTTTAATAGCGTAGTCGCGAGCGTAACCGGTGTGCCTTAATCCGAACTCGTTGAGATCTGCGATACTCACTAGCGGTTGACCATGCTCGTCGGTAGCCTCGTATCTGAGCTTACCTACTCCTCTGATGCCATCTTGGATATACTTGAGGATCAGGACCGGTTGACAACCGGCTGCTTTGGCTATTTGCTTGGGAGTGAATAATTTGTTCGCCTCAAGATCGTCTTTGGAGTTAATCATGATTAAACCTTTCGGTCTTACCCGGAGATAACTTAAAATGTGCATGCTTTTTCTCCTTTCTGAAGGAATAATGTCTGATCCTGACCTTTCCAGGATTCAACTGGAAAACATTTTCAATTTCAGGATCTTGGGCTACGGCTATTAAAGAACCATTGGTCCTGACCCTGGTTCCATCTAAGACGTAAATATCATTAGTTGGGTTCAATGTATTTCTCCCTTCCTTTGCTTATATCGCCACGAGATCTTAACAAACGGAGTCCATTTCCATCCTTTGAGGAAAATACGCTTTCTGATAAACCGCCTACCAGATGCAGAAGTCCATCTACCAAAACTAATTATAATCATCATCTAGCTCCTTTCTTAACCCTATCTGCCTATCTTGCCCGCCCCGCCAGACACCCTAATGCACTCTTGGTGTGGGCAATTTCCCTCGAGCGGGATTCAACTGACGGGGCCGGTAATGTGGACCGCTCCGGCAGGATTCCCCAACCCCTGCCCACGCTTGCCGCCGTAAATTTCCCCGAACCTCGGAGCAGGCTTGCCTTCCTCTACGGGGCTGTGAAGGTTGGCTTCCCGGTCAACTCCTGTATTTCACGCTTGAACATTTCCGCATTCGAGTTAGCATCCGAAAGATGCAAAAGATATATTTCCCGAACCTGGCTCAGATCATTTGCTTTTAGGAATTCCTTCACGTTCTCCAGGCTGAAGTGATTCCTGATGATGGACTGCCTCAGCAGCGAGGGTATGCTTCTGTTCTGGTTGAGGATTCTTTCACTATAGTTACATTCGATAGCAATATGGCTGAGGCCGTTAAATCTATATTTCAGATAGGCTGTGTCAGTTGCGTAAAGTATTTTATATTCGCCACTGGCTAAAAGAAACCCCAGCGGCTCGTTGGCGTCGTGTTGAATTTTAAAGGGAAGGACTGCCCAGTCTCCAATGTTGAATTGTTTCCTGGCTTTAATGATATTAATCCGGTGGCCGCTGAGACCCAGAGCATCAAGAGTCCCCTGTGAAAGATAGATATCAATCCCCAATTTCATCATATTTACCACCGCCCTCGAGTGATCTTGATGTTCATGACTGATAAGACACCCGGCTATCTGTGATAGTTTAAAGTCCAGCCCTTTCATGATGTCCTTGAGTTTGATCCCTGCCTCCAGAAGCAAAGCGGTGTTGCCGTTTTTTTTTATCCAATAAAGATTGCCTGAGCTTCCGGAGGCGAGAGATTTTATCTCAATCATTTTTAAAAGCCCGGCAAGTGATTCGATGGAGAATTCTTCGGCTTTTCTTCGAATTGCTTCGATTCTTTCTTCTTCGGTTTTTCTTCGGGCTGCTCTTTCTGCTCTGCCTCTTTATCGGGGAGGTCAACCTTCTCTATGTCGATCACTTCCTTGTTGGCCTTTTCCTTGATTTCCTCCGATACCTCTTCTTCCGTTGATATTTCATCCGTCCTGTTTAGCGCTGCAAGAAGCGTAGCGTCATCGCTGGAGGAATTTATGTATCTTTTGCAAGCTCTTTGGATCACCGTCCTTTTGCACATCTCTTCAGGGAATTCTTTGTGGGTGCTTCCCTCCCTCCCGGGATCCATTTTTGATTTCTTCCAGGCCTTTTTGATCTGTTGGATATCCATTACTTCCGTAAATTCCCGGTCGTCAAATACAATAGTGCAGTAGGCGCCGGCTATCTTAGCTGGGTCGATGTTGGCAAACCTTTGCGTGTGACCGATGACCTTTTTGTTCCCGTTTTTGATTTCGTATGTGAACTCGTCCCCGGCGTAGATTATCTCCGCACAGACATCTTTGGCGCCAGCGAGATTCTTGACGATGGCCATGGATCCGAAGTAGCTCCTCATGCAGGAGAGACGCTTCCCATAGGCAATGAAGTAGCATTGCTTGCGCTGGGGCGACAGCCCTTGGATGCACATATCGAGAAGGCTGTTGACAATGCTAGGACGGCTACAGCTTTGTAAAACCGGCGTCTTGTTCCTATCCACCGTCTCTTGCAGGATCAACCAGGCAGACATCAGAGCATTTTGGACCGCATAGTTCAGTGGAAGAGTAAGTTTGCCCTTTTTTTGCAAGATCTCGATTTGTTTGCTCACATCCTCTACGACAGTACTCTTGACTGCGACTTGAGTTTCCCCTATTTTTTCATTCATTTTGTTTTTACCTCCTGTTCTTGATTATTATATTTTTTCAACTCGTAAAGATTTATCTTTCTCCGAGACATGCAGCGTTATCATTTGTGATCTTAGCCTGAGCAGATGAGTAAAGGCCTCAGCGCCGTCCACGAGAATGGGCGGCTCAAATCCGTAGTACTCCGAGAGAGTCCGGATGATATCCAGGCCCACGTTGATCCTGGCTCCTTTATTCAAGGCCGAAGAGTAGGGAACGCCTTTATAAGTGGTTTCAGCCGTTTCTTCTAGCCCGCCGTTGACCAGGACGTTGAAGAGCTTAAACCTGGCCATTCGGAATTTGGAATTGATCTTTGCTTGGAGCATGTCAACTTTGGTGCGGATAAATTGTTCTGATAGATAGATCTGCTGCTCCAGGTCTTCAAATTCGGCAGCCAGGTCCTTCTCTCGAGTCTTGAGCTCTTCTATTCTGACCTGGCCTTTTTTATGCTGATCGACCTGCGATAAGGAGAATTGTAAAGAACCGAGACTGTCTTCGAGGCTTTCAATTTCTTTCTTGGTCTTGAGCGATACCTCCTCATTGCGCCCTCGCAGAAGAGCTATGGTGCTTGCCACTTCCTCTTTCTCCTTGAATTTTCTGGTATATTCTGGATTTGCTGCTGGGTCGATAAATTGCTGCTCGATGGAATTTATCTGCTTCTGGGCTGCATTTGCGCGCTGCTGGAGAGTTGCCTCCTCTTTTTGCAATGCTTTGATTTCCTCTTGGCTAGCCGTATTTGATTTTTGAAGCTGGCCCATTTCTTCCTTCCTCTCTTTGCCGGAGGAAGTAATGTTTTCGAGCTGGGATGCTTTGTTCTGATTGAAATTAGCCAGCGCTTTTTCCCGGGCTTTCTCTAGTTGCTCTTTGGGAAGTTTCTGGCCGCAGGTGGGACAGACTTCGGCCTGCTCGAATTCAAATTTAGAGTCATCGACCTCGTGCCATTTTTCTCGAAGCGCGGAGAGCGCGGACTGGGAGTCTTTGATAAACTTCATATTCAGGTCAAAGGAGCGCTTCTTTGCGGTGATAGCAGAGGAAACTTCGGAGATCTTGTCCTCTAGCTCACGCAGGGATGCTCTCGTCTTTGCTGTCGTTTGCTCGTTTTTCTTCCGCTGTTTGAGTTCGATGTCTAGCAATTCCGATTCGATTTCCCTCAGCTTTTTGGTTTTTTCAGCTATCTCCCCGCCCGCTTCCAGCCGGGCCAATTCCTGGTCCTTTGCCTGCTTTTTTTCCTTCAAGGCAGTTATCTCAACGGCAATCTTGTCTACTTCGATCTCTGAGATGTCTGGAAGTCCCTGCGTGACCTCATCAATACGAACGGGGATCTTCTCCAGTTCTTTGTTGATTTCTTTGCGGCGAGCGTCAAGAATTTTTCGATGATCGGCAAGGCTGCGCTCGGAAAGAATATCTTCTAGGGAAGCAAGATTCTCGTTGAAGTGGATGACATCGCTATCTGAAATATCCCCACAGACTTTAAGCAGTATTTTTCGTCTTTCTTGCCAGTGAAGAACCTCATTAAAATATCCTGGGTCGGTGAGAAGCCTGAAGGTATTTTCGTTCCCCGCTATCTGGGCCACGCGCTCCTCGTACTCGCTTTTTTTGACCGGCACCTTGTCAATGGTGTAGTCCGTCGAGTGACCGGTAAAGACTTTTTCTGCTGCCCCTCTTTTCCTAGTCCATTTTTCGTAGTAACTTTTGCGGAGGATGAGCTCCTTGCCGTCAATTTCAAGAGTTCCTTCGACTTCATGGTTGAGACCGTTTATCGCTTTTCCTGTTTTCGGATCTATGGTTTTAATGTCGAAGTCAGTTCGGTTCTGGCTGTCTTTATCGAAGAGTAGCCAGAGGAAGGCATCCTTTAGGGTAGTTTTTCCAGTGGCGTTATCCCCGAAGATAGCTATGTTCCCGCCGTCAAGGTAGAGTTCAAAGGATTTGACGCCCTTGAAATTTTTAAGCTTGAGTTTGATAAGTCTTATTTTAGCCATTCTCTCCTCCTTTTTTTAACTTCTCGGATTTTAACATGCCTGAACCTCCTTGGTAGTTTTCCTTTCCTCATGCAGATGAGCCGCCAGGATTGGATTCCCGGCTCGGAGAATAACTCCCTCTGCAAGGGATGGATCTTGTAAGCAAGTGGACAGTGCCTGCAAACCTCATCGGGAACCTCATCAGCGAACTGTGGAAACTTGGTCACTGGACTGTGTCTCCCTTTTTCAGTTCTGTGACTCTGAAGGCTGCGATAATATATCCTTTGTCGAGAAGATAATCTGCGAGGGCGGACCGTATGTGATAAGGAGACAACCAGCGTTTGTGTTCGGGTTTACATTCAATTGAGACTGCGATTTTATACATCTCACCACTCCTCGGTGGAAAATCTCGTCTTGCTTCGCAAGTGCTCAGGTAGCTCATCGATGTCAACCTTAACCCCCTGTATCCTCTCCAACGCGAAATAACCAAAGACGAGAGGATTTTTGAGGTTCTTCTCCTTAGATGCCAAGAAAATTACATCTCCCCATTTCATCTTTTTGAGCATTTTTGCGGGAACTCTCCGGCTGACACCTATCTGGCGGGCCTCCTCGATGAATTGCTTGATTGAATAATACTTATTGCCAATCCAGTGTAACCAGGATCGAGAGTCCTCTGGATGGGCATAGTAGCAATTCTTGAGCCGAGGTCTTCTTGTCCACACTCCGTCCTCTGGCAGCAAACCAGCTTCGATTCTGAGATCTGAAAGAAAGGTTTCTTTATCGAATCCGCGAAAACCGCGAAAAGGCTTTAAAGGAACTAGAGTAGGGTAGGGCTTCGGAAAGATATAAAGTCTGCCCTCGATGTTAGCGTCGGACATATCAGCATAATCAATCAACTCCTCAATTTCAGCGTCGGTGACTATATACAAGCCACCTTCAACTCTGACGCCACATCCTCGTTTGACGGGCAACGAAAATGGTAAGTTCATCTCTTTGCGCTTCAT